TGTTCCTGAAGTTATAGTTGCGCTGGTAAGAGCCGTAATGCTAGTTAAATTGCCAGTTGTAATTACTGTTCCAGTAACATTTGGAAGAGTAATTGTTCTATCAAGAGTTGGGTCAGCAACAGTTAATGTTGTTTCAAATCCATCAGGTGTTGAACCTTCAAAAATAATATCTGCGCTAGTACCAAGGGTTACTGTTGCAGTAAAAGATGGAGAAGATGCAAGGATGTAGTTATCTAACTCAGTATCTACATCTGTTGCTAGATTAAGAATGTCTGTATGAACGGCAGGATTATCACCCGCAGTTGGGTATCTTAAACCTTTTGTAGTTGTACCTGCCATCATTTGCTCCTTAACCTAATAGGCTTTTAAGCCTAATTTATTATACATGAGTATATTTTTAAGACTTATTTTGGTTATTTATACTCTTTGCGAGACCAAAACATTGACTTATATCGGTCAAAAAATCGAGTTAAAAGTAGTTGTGTGTTGCGAACATGAGCATCAAACTCTTTTTTTGAGCCTAATTTCATTTCCCAATTTTCTCTTTTGAAAGGGATTATTTGTACTATTGGAGTGCCTTTAGGGATTAAACCTTCAAAATTAGGGTTTTTAATAATAAAAGGTATATTTACAGGAGATGTATATGTATCAGTATCAACTATTCCAGGCAAAACAGTAAAAAGTGAATCCCTGTGCATAGGTTGAGTAAATAAAGTTGAATATCCTTTAGGAGTTTTTATAGCCCATGGATTATGCCACTTTGGGTAAGCGTGTGCATTTTTATCAGGATGTGAAGGATTTTGCCATAAGGGGTGAAAGCCAATTAAATCTAACGAAGACCATTCAAAATACTGCTCATTTTCTTTTATAGAAACAAAAACATCCGCAGGTGAGGTAATAATATATCCAGCAGTTATAGCATCAAATACGGGCATACATTTTTTTATTGTGGCATTAGTTACCCCTTTTCCATTTGTTGCTTTTTTTTGATTTATGTATGAATCTGTTTTTTGATACCATTCAGGCAAAATTTTAGACGAAGGTTGGGGACTTTCTATGTCCACGCCCATAACATTAGTAAAAATAATTTTCATTTGTCCTCATTTTTTCTGTTAGAAAATAATTTTTTTATTAAAGAATAACCCAACTCAAAGTAGGCTCATCCCATACATAGACACTATCAGAATCGGGAGAAGTTGGTGCAGGTATTGGTGGTTCCCAATTACAAGTTTCTTCATTTAATATCCAAGAATTGTGTGGTTTTACGGGTATGAACGCATCTTTGCTTGAGTCATAAAACATACCAATTCCAGCGTAGTTTTTTCTGATGTTTCCGTTCCTTGAAGTACGCTTACAAGTTTGACCCTTAAAATTTCCATACCAAGTTTCAGGGTTTAATCCTTCAATTAACTCAGTTTCATCGACACCTACAATAACCTCTGTTACTATATTGTTTTCATCTAAAAATGCGTAATGTGCCATTATGCCCAACTCACATTTCCTGTGCCAGCAGTAATTATTGTTACTTTATTACTGCTTACAGTATTTGTTGTTGAAGTTAATCCTGCTCCTACTGTTAATGTTTCAGAACTAGGGTATCTTAAAATTACAACTCCTGAATCTCCAGGTGATGTTCCATCACCGCTATTGCTATATGATGGTGTTCCTCCACCACCCAAATTAGCGCTTCCTGCACCCGCACCTCGTTGTCCTCCCCATCCACCACCCGAACCTGCTCCGCCTGAACCGCCGCCTCTTGTAACTGAAGTACCAGTTATGCTTGATGCTCTACCCGCTCCGCCACTACCCCAAGCGTTACCGTTATCACCTGAAGAGTTTGTACCAGCGGCAGAAGCGCCGCCGCCTCCTCCTCCATCACGACCACCAGTTGTGTTATATCCTCCTTGAAAACCTTGCCCATCAGTTCCTAATCCACCTCTTGCACGGCTATTACCACCCGAACCATTTCCTCCACCTGAACCTCCTGAAGAGGCAGGACCGTAACCACCATCAGCGGCATCCGTATTAACATTATTAGAACCATCATCTCCACCACGCCCACCACCAACTGAACTAATGTTTGAAAAAGATGAAGCAATACCTCTTGATTTGAAAGCCCCTCCAGCACCTACTGTAACCGAGTAATTGACTCCACGAAGAGCAGAGAATCTTGCTTCTGCATTGGCATTACCTCCACTTAATTCGGTGCCAACAGATGACCGATAACCTCCCGCTCCACCGCCTCCGCCAATAGTAGAAGCGCCGCCGCCGCCTCCTCCTCCAGCAAGAATTAAAAATTCAACTTCTACTGGATTAAGAAATGCTCCTCTTGCTGAGGGCAGAGTAATAGAACCCGTCGTCAATGAAGTGACTTGGGCTGACGGAAGTAATATCCGTTGGAGTCCTAAGTGGGTTGTCATTACCCTACCTTTCCTTTAATACTAGATTACGAGTGTGTCTGCTTCTTCTGCTGTTAGTGGTTCGCCAGCGATAAGTTTAGCCTTAGCGCTTGCTTTGAGTGTAGCAAGTGCTTCAGCCTGTGCTACACGCTCTGCTTCTGCGATTGCATAAGCGGCGGCGTCAGCCTCTCGCTGTGCGATTTCTTCGGCTGAAAGGGGAACTACTTCTGAAATACCAGTAGAGCAATCCACTACAACCTTGGTTAGAACTTCGGACATTTTTTCTCCTTTCCTCTTACTTAGTTATTCCATAAAGTGCTACTGTTGTTCCAGTCTGAAAATTTCCAACGCCAGCCAATATGGTTATTGAACTTATTGGAGTAGCACTATTATTTACACCATGGCAAAGTACAGTTACCAAATATCCGCTTGATGCAATACCGTTTTGAAATATACCATTTTTGTCAGCAATACTTGATGAGTAATTTAATATCTCATCAAATGCCGCTCCAAAGTTATTGGCTTCATTGGCACTAAGAACGATACCGCCAATTCTGTTTGCTCCAGTATCGGCGCCAATTATAGTACTGTATCCGTAAAAACTTTGTCCTGCGTTAAATGTTGGGCTAGTAATGGCTATATCAGTACCAGTTCCATTATTACTATTGTAATCACGGGCTGATATGTATATTCTCAAATCCTGATATGTAGCAGGTATGTTAGCCATTTCAATGGTTGTACTACCATTCGAAGATAATGTAGTAGTCGCTATGTGCTTGAAGTTAGCCATTTTATCCTGCCACCAGTCCATAGAGAGCAACTTTTGTATTAACAGGATAAACACCTAAGCAACCAACTGTTATGTCAGTAATTGCGGCGGTGTTTCTCCAAGTACTTATTTGAACAGCACTTTCAGGGTAATTATTGCCGTATCTAATTGCGCTTGATTTATGAAATGATGACCTGTAACCCATTATATCAACTATGCTTACGCTGTTAGCACCACTATAATAACCAATCAAAGCATAAGTTTGATTTTCACTAGCGGTATTGACGCCAGTTCCACTTGCACCCAAAACTTTATGATGGTAGTTACTTCCACTATCTGAGTTAAATCTTAAAAAAGTTCTACCAGCAGTTGCATTTGTTGTTGGAGTCGTTATTTTCAAAACTAGATTTTCATAGTTTGTGGGCAGGGTATTTAACACAATGCTTGAGGAGGTTGAAGTCAAGGTTGTAGATTGAATTAAATCGTATGTAGGGGTAGGCATTAGATTACTCCATATAAAACAAACTTAGAACCAGCACTCCAACTTGGACCACCTGTATTGAAAAATCGTAAACTGGTTATTGCTGATGTGCTTAACCAAGTACCAGCCCCGATTGAAACTTCACCAACAGTACTGTTAGATTCAGTACCTCCGCCGTAACTGGTTACTGTTTTATATTTATTAGTTGCTTTGTATTCATTAAAAACAAAAACACAAACGCCCATATTATTTGAAGTAGATGGAAAAGATTGCAAAATTGGAAGATGGTTAGAGTTGGTATCGGTGGCACTAGATTTTGCAGTATTGTTGGCGACTGAAAAAATCCATCTATAATTTCCAGTAGTTGAATCGCCATTCATTCGAACAGCGACATTTGCATAATTGATACTGTTGTGTGTGCCATACCCACGAACTTCCAAGTACCGATAATCTGAGGGAATCGAAGTAAAATCAAAGAAGGTATCTGACCCAGTTGAAGTATATGTCGCTATCGCTTGATAGTCGGAAGTTGTAAATGTTCCTTTAGCACTTGGGGTCGTCAATGAACCCGAGAGCAGGGTTGAAACCTGTATGCTCGGGTTCGCTCCTAATAGACGACTAGGGAGTGACACTTACTAACTCCTATCAGGTAGTAGCGACTCTGTTTACGAATCCGTGAATTGTTACAACATTTGTTGTGCCAGCATAAGCCCTTAGAACTAAAGAGTTACGAAGAACTAAATCAGGAGCCACAAGAGTTAATCCTGAAGTTGCTGGAATTGATAACTTGATGTCATCATCTACTGCGGTTGTTCCACCCCATTGTATAGTTAGGTTTACTGCTGATGCGCTTGAGTTGTAAGCATAGATTGTTACAACATCGCAGTCAGTAGTTGATGAGGTTGCGGTGTGAAGGGTATCGCCTGAAGAAGCAGTTGCGGCAATTTTGATTCCACGCCCGTGTGTTGAACCCGATAGTGGGATTCTTGATACTGTTGTTGGCATTTATTTTCTCCTTAAGCGAATACCTGCACCGCAAAGGCGAAGGCTTGGTCGTTTGCTGTTGTACCCGCCGCTGGAGTTGCCCACTCAGGGATTCCACCAGCAGACACAGTTAAAGTTTGTCCCGATGTACCAATGGCGAGTCTAGCAGGTGTGTTTGCTCCTGATGCGTAGATTGTGTCGCCAGTAGTTGTTAAAAGTGAATTAGCAATTACATTTCCAGCCAAGGCAACTGTTCCAGTCGCATCAGGGAAAGTAATTGTTCTATCAGCAGTTGGGTCTGTGATTGCTAAAGTTGTTTCAAAATCATTTGCTGTTGCACCCTCAAAAACAACTGAGCCATCATTAAATACTGCTCCAGTTATTGTTGGGCTTGTTAAAGTTGCGCTTGTAACTGTTGTAATCGCTGTAAGATTTCCAGTTGTTACAACTGTTCCTGTTACATCAGGAAGAGTAATTGTTCTATCGGCGGTTGGGTCTCCACCTGAGAGAGTCATCTCAAAAGCGTTGTCAGTTGTTCCTTCAAGAACAATGTTGTTACCAAACTTGATTTCAAGACCAGCCTGTGCGCCTGTGAAAGTCGCATTATTGATTACTGGTGCTTCAAGTGTTTTGTTACTAAGGGTGGCTACTGCATCTGCGGTTACGCCAGCCCCGCCATTAGTGGTAATTGCCATATTATGCTATCTCGCTTCCGAACGCATTGAAAGACATAGTTGATGCTGATGCGTAAACACTTACTACATCTGAAGCATCAATAGTTAGACCTAGTGTGTAAGCCGCTGTGGTATTGGCTTGAATTGTTGCATCGTATACAACATAGTGTTCAGGAGCGACTGACGCTCCATTTGGACGAACTGCAATTCTGTATGTACCTGAAGTACCCGCTTGATTACAAATCGTAATGGTTGAGATAACCGTTTGTGTTGAGGCAGGACAGGTGTACAGAGTTGTTAGCGTCGTGGCTGAGGGATTGGATTGACCCAATACCTTGTAAGTAGTTGCCATGCGGTTATCCTCCGATTAGAAGTAATGGACTGATTGTACCAGTCGCAGTATTGGTGGCTGTTGTTGCACTTGCGGAAGCCGCTGACTCATAGCCTTGAGCGGTAGTTACAAAGTTGGCAATATCAGCGCCATCTAAACTGTAAGTACCAGCGGTTAAGGCGGTATAGGTAGCAAACGCAGTATCTAACGCTGTATATGTAGCGTATGTACTTGGGATGTACCAATACTTGCCCGTAGCAAGAATTTTGTCTGTTGTTTGATTGATTTCTACATCAAGGGCATCAATATCTGCCTCTAGTGCGTTCCAAGATGTTTGGTTAATAGCCTGAGTGAATGTATCGCTTAATGTAGGAGTTGGGCTTAAATCTGCTAAATCTAAAGAGCCTACGGTGTCATAAGGAACTGAAATTGTGTAGGTGCGACCCCCAGGAAAAGATTCTTCGACTGTGTAGGTAAAAGGAATTGGAACGGTGTCAGGGTCATTTGTAGCAGGTAGGGTTACTGTAAAAGCACCACTACTTAGACCCACAACAACACTTGATGGGGCAATCATTTGGTCATCTGTACCGTTACGGATTACATCGCCCAAGGTAAATCTGACCTGACCTTGAATTGGGTTGCCTTCAAAATCTACATAATTACCAGTAATTTGAACTGTGGTTAAACTCGGTGCGAGCGCCATTTATGCACCTACCAAAAAGAACAAATCAAATTTTTCAGCAACAGCATTTTCCGCTGTTTGTTTGTGAACTAAAGTGTTATCAACCGCAAGGTCAAGGGCATCTGCGTTTGTTTCAGCGCTGTCTGTCGTTACTTCAAGTTCTGTCAATAAAGCGTTATAGGTTGTGTAATCGGCTATGGGTACATACGGCTCTGCCACTTTAGACTCCCATCAACATAAATTGATTTGAATTATAGTTACTCAATGAACCAGCCGCTTTGGAGGCATCTGAAGCGTAGGTCTCTGCATCATCAACATATTCATCGGCATCTACCACAATTACACGGATGCCCTCAGCATCGTTGTAACGGGCTAATAGAGCCTGATAAGCGTCTACTGACACATAACTAGCGGCGTCCGCTGAAGATAGCGCAGGAAGTAAATCTGCAAGGTTTTGAGTGGTTCCTGCTACTGATAGCGGCAAAGAAATTTGAATAGTTCTACCACCAGTAAAGTTTTCTTCCATGGTATAAATAAAAGGTTGAGGTGTTACATCTGTATCGCTTGTTACGGGTAAAACAAGACTAAAAGAACCTGTTGAATCAAAAGTCTTTTGAATTACAACTGGGATTAAAATTACATTGGCTGTAACTTCTTTTAGGATTGTTTGAGGTGTGAAGTTGATTGAACCACGAACAGGGTTACCAACTAAATCGACATAGGTACCTACAACAGTACAGGTCGAGAGCGATGCAGGTAACGCCATTTATCAGGTGCCTTGACGAATGATATTTACGGTTTGTGTACCTGTTGTGACTACTGCATATAGTTTTTCGTCATCTTGCAACTCAACAGAAAAATTTGTATCTGCCTTAAGCAAGTAACCGTAACTTGTTGTAGTTACGCCTTCTCCGCCAAGGTAAACATCTACCCCACCTGAAGGATTTTGAACATTGATGGTCTGACCGTCTTTGCCATCATAATCTGAAGTGAGTTTAGTAGCGGTAGTTCCTACTGAAACTCTTGCGTGTGATACTGCCATGTAAACTCCTAAGAAAAGAAAGGGCGACTTATTTTACCAAGTCGCCCTTCGCACTATTCAGCAACTTCTTTTGTTTTCTTTGTAGCCTTTGGCTTTGGAGCCTCTGCTACTTCTTCAACTACATCTCCTTCAATCAATTTGATGTAGCGGTTATTAGCCAAAGCCTTAGCATGGCGCCAACCTTTTACTTCTACTATGTCTCCAGCCACAAGTTTGCGACCATCAACAATCATTGATTTAAGAATTTGTGCTTTCATATTACGCAGTTGTATCAATCCAGCAGTATGAGAATGTTGCTTCTGTTTGGTTGATTGCACCCGCTGTTGGATTGTAAAGATAAATTGTTACTGTATCTGCCGCTGTTACAGAGGCTCCACAGAAAATCAAATCATCATTCAAATCTGATGGTGGGTTCACGATGATGATGTCGGTTGTTGCCGCACCAGTCAATGTAAATGTTGTTGCACCACGGGTTGTTGCGTTGAGGTTAGCGGGGTCGATTGCTACTGTACCGAATTCGATACCGTAAACCATGTCGTTGTCGCCGATTTGTAGAGCGCCAACTGCCGCTTCACCCTTTGTAAGTCTGTTTACTAATGCCATTTTTTTCTCCTAAATAAAGGAAGGGAGTGAGACCATAAAAAGTCCCACCCCCTTCGTTTGACTAATTAAGCGACGATGGTATTCCAAAAGTAGCCAAGGTCAGAAGAAATAACTTTGTTATCAAAAGCGATTTCTGCTTCTACTCGGTCTGACTTAATGGATTCCATGCGGAACTGTGATGTTCCGATAGTTGCACCTAATCCGCCTGATACGCCAGTCCATGAGAATGTGTATCCAGCAGAAGGGGTTAATAGTCCAGGCTGTGGAGCAACATGGCAAAGAAGAGCCTTCTTACCATGAGCAAATCCGTATGCTTCAGTAGCACCTTCATTGTTTGTTGCCTTAACTGCCTTAGCAACCATAACTCGAGGGATGTCAAACATTGCGGCTAACATGTCGGTTGTGATTGTTTGTGAAGATGTGTACTTGATGCGGTCTACTAGGTCAGGGTGATTCTTTAGTGACTTGAATACATCGTATCCAAGAACCAAAGTGTTTGCTTCCATTCCTGTATTTCCAAGGATTTCAGCCTTTCCAGCCTCAATATCTGAGATTGGGTCGGATGATGTGTAATCAGACCATTGCTTTGTCTCACCTGAAGATGGGGCGCCAGCAACACCTGTTACATCGTCAGCCCATACACCAGTTCCGAAGAAATCGGATACCCATTGTAGTTCACGACGAAGCATCAAACGACGAGTAACGAACTCTGTTGCCTCACGAAGAGGGTTTAGAGGAGCGTCTGCGTTTGCAACAGTTTGGTCATCAACATCTTTATGGAAAGCCCATACATCTGCTGAATATGTTCCTGTTGATAGGTTGTAACCGCCACCTGCGGATTCAGTTCCAGGCGCACGGCGTTGAGCCTCGTCACGGAACCAATCGTTCTTGGTGTAAGTAAAGTATTTATCGCTCTTCTTATCGACAGGAATTACTGGGAATACCTTGTCAGCGATAAAGTTATCTTGGTTCTGTAAATATGCAACCGAGATATTTGTAAGAATTGCGTCCACATGGACGGAGTTAATGTTTGGCTGTGGCATTTATTTTTCCCCCTTATGCCGCTCTGCCTGGATTAGCGCAGTTAATTACGGCTGTGACGATGTTTCCATCTGCCGCAGATTCGGTCAGAAGAGTTCCAACAACATACTTGGTTGTATCAGTACCAGCAACTAAAGCAACTGCCTTACCTGTTGAACCTGTACCAACTAGAGCGCCTTCGCCGATTGCCGCTCCCGCAACAATCTTTGTTCCGCCAACGACAAGAACTTCTGCTTCCTGTCCTGATGTTGGAGCATTTTGTAGTACGCCGATTGGAATATCAGTTGCGGCCGCCGCGGCGACTGCTTGACCTGATGAATCCAACTTGACGAATGTGTACTGCTTACTGGAAAGGTCGGCACCTGCAACGAGGGTGACCTTTACCGAGTAGTTAGAGATTTCGTATGCCATGTTTTAGGCACCTTTCTCGGATAGGTATTGGCTGTAAAGGTCAGGGTTTTTTGACGCAACATCAGCCATCGCCTGAGCGAATGACTTTGCTACACCCTCTTCAACGGCAGACTTAGCAAGCGTAGTCATACGCTCATAAGCATTGCCTGATTTGAAGTCCGCAGATTTGCCGATTTCTGCAAAAATAGATGCTGATTCTGCTTGAGCGTTTACTGAAGAAAGAACTTCTTCAATGCTCTTTGCTAACTCTGAATCAGTTTCGGACAAACGACGAAGCGCTGGTCCAACTTTCTCTGCATCGAAGTTGAGGTTAGCCCAACCCTTTGCTTTTTCAACGGCTTGAGCATCGGCACGGGCTTCACGCTCTTTGCGTAATTCAGCGGTTGCCTCCTCTGCCTGTTTTCTCAAGTCTTCAATCATCTTAACAACTGGAGCAGGAGCGGACTTCATGTAGTCCTCTTCTTCCTTCTTTGGTTCCTTTGAGTCTTGACCCATCGCCATTTCAACTTCCAATTCAGGCTTTTCTTCCTTTTCGGCGAGTTTGGCTTCGAGTTCTGCGATACGGGCTTGAGCCGCCGCTAGTTCTTCCTCAACGG